GGAGATTGCCAAGGCAAGATGGAAAGACCTGCAAGGCGACACCATTGTTCTTGAGGAACACAAAACCGATGACAAAGACGATGCTCGTAAAATTTTCCTTGATGACAATGCGCTTGATGTAATCAACAGCCTTGAGCGAAAGGGCGACAATGTTAAAATTATTGGTGTTACCTACATTGATAATTTCTGGAAAGGTGTCAGCAAAAAAGCCAACTGCAAAAATCTTAGGTTGCATGACTTGAGGCACAATTTCGCCAGTTACGCATACAATCATGGCTTGACTCTTGCAGAGATAGGAACCCTGTTGGGCCATAAAAGTTTACAGTCAACAAAAAGATATTCACATGAATCCAGGGAAACAACCCACAAGAACGTCAATATTGTTGGCAACGAAATTTCTAAATCAATAAACGAGGAGTAAGAAATGGCTGATGAAGTAAAAGCTGAAGAAGTAGAAACTAAACTTTTTGACTGGACAAACGATGCCGGAGATAAATTCTCTGCATCAGCAGATGTTTTTAGCGACCAGTTAAAAGAGGATATTAACAATTTAAGTGCAATAGAAAATCTGTTGGTTGAAATGGACAAAAAACATTTTAACGATCCTTTGCGGGTTGCTTATGTGGTCAGCAAAGCTCTGTTGCAAAGGCATATTGCACCAGTTATCAAAGAGTTTGAAACGAAAAAGAACCAAACTGAATCAGTAGTCGTTCAGTAATGAAAGACAGCGAGTTTTTTGTTGATGAGCTTATCCATGAGCGCGGTCTGCGCTATGGACATCCAGCTCGGTTTTTCAGACAGCTATCAAAAGCCTGGTCAGGTGTTGCTGATGTCGATTTATCCCCGCAACAATGTGTGGTAATGATGAAGATATTTAAGGATATAAGAATGTTCAACAACACCGATGATGACGACACTCAAAAAGACAGCAAGGGTTATCTGAAAATACTTGAAATAATCAACGAATTTGAAAAGTAAAGCGTATTACCTCATAATACGAAATTGAGTTAGTTATCACTCACCTACACCATGTTAAACCTCGCTGTGCAGAAAAACGATTATATTATTTCATTGGAAGAACGACTTGACCACTATCGGCGTGGGTATCGTGTGTTGTTGGCCTATTTAATCTTTGATGTGGTTTTTAAGTTTTTTGTCTAGTCTTTCTTTACTTCTTCAAAGACGGAAACTTGGCAAATACTTTTTTCCTTATTCTTGACAGCTCTGATGGAGTGGCAAATTGTGCGCCCCTAGCCAAAGCGTTTCTTGCATGGGATATATCCTGGATGGGATAACGTCTGCCAGGAAGTGCAAAGTTCTTGCCACTTATCATCTTCCGGCCCCTTGTTGTTATTTTTGCCATTTTAATTTCCCAGTTCCTGTTGTGTTTCTCTCGCTGTTGTTATCGCATAAGTTCTTGAGGTATCGCCGATCATTCTTTCTAATACGCTTGGATGTAGTTTAGCCAACTTAATGATTTCATCAATGGAGGTAGGAGAAGTAAATGCCTTTGCTAAATCTTCCATTGTTCGTTTCTTAGCCACCTCTATTAAGAAATTTTTAGTTGATTGAAGTGGAGATGCTGATATAACAGATGCAATATTTCCGGCGGTTGTTTGCCCGGCGATTTCTGCCATCTGCTGTCTTTGATAGGTTGCAGAGTTTGATGCTGGTGCTTTGCCGGTTCTTTGTAGAACCCTCATTAATCTGTCAACTCCGACCTTAAAATCTTTAGACTGAGAGAAGTTTAACCCCTTAGAGTCAGCAACGCCATCCAGCATTGCCATAAAAACCTGTCTTTGTTCTGATCCGATACCACTAAAAACTTTGTTTGCGTATTTAGCCCCACCGCTTATCGCCTCTCCGCTTACTGGTGGTTTAAATGCACCCTCAAACGCATTTGACAACCACATCCTCGCAATTTCTGGAAAGGCATCCGGGTCTGCTTTGCCGAGTATTTTACTTATTGTTCTCACATCGTTTGCATTAACATTTCCAGGATCAAACACCAACTTGACTATTGCTTTTGGCTTAATTCCAGCTTTATTAAACGCAGTAATGTTTTTCTCAATAACATTTGTAACCAATTCGCTCTGCTTTTGAAACACAGCTCTACCTTGTGCAAAGTTTGGGTTGGACAACAACACACCATCTATTTCTTTAATAATAGGGCCTAATGCTGATTTAACAATTTTTTTCTTCGCCTCTTTAGCTCCAGACTTATAAGATAGTTGAAGCACCTCATCTAAATCTTTCTTAATACCATCCAGGATATTTATTCTTATCTCTGGAGTTGCTGGAACAGTTGTTGCCTTGCCGGTTGCATCTACAATTTTTGACTTGCTTGCTGGTGCAGCTATTAAACGATTTTTTAAATTTGTTAAATTTTTATAAACAGACTCAGTTGGCTTTGAGTTTGCTAGAGCCTCGTCAATATTTCTTAAAATACTGTTTACAAGTTTTGGCGAAACCAATTCCATGTCAGCGGCAGTATAGCCAGCACCTTTAGCCATTGTTGTCCTGATGTTTCTTTGTTGGGTTAGATAATCGTCTGCCAGTAATTGTATTTTCTCGGCCCATTCTTTGTAGCTGGTTGGTTGTGTTGCCAAATCATCGAGTGATTGTTCTATGGCTTGTCGTGTCTGTGCCGGTCTTGCCGAGATAAAGTCCTCAACGATAGGTGCGCCATATCTGCTTTGACGAGTAATATCAAGCAAATCAATCATTGATTGTGTGCCAATCGATTCTGCGCCTGTCAACGGAACACCAACGGATTTAGCCCAACTCTCCAACGCCTGTGCATCCTTTAACAATACTTGTTGTTGTGTTTTATCTAGTTTTCCAAATGCCTCTTTGAGCATCCTGGGCGCATTACTTCGACCAACATTAGATAACATGGTCAACGGAAGAATAGATGCCATGCCAATTCCAGCACCACCAAGCTCGCTGTCAAGCACATCTTCCCCAGCTTGTGAGAGCAAACCAGCCCCACCAGCCACACTTGCCGCCTTTGGTATCATTGATGGTTTTCCCAACAAGCCACCGGTTCCCCATTCAATACCTGTTTGTCTGTATCTGTTTATTGCTGATTGTGGATCATAGTCAATTAATGGCCCCAACCCGGCAGACTTGAGTCCTCCTTTTATATCTTCATAGCCTGGAAAAATATATTTTCCGCTTTGTGCTTTGCCAATGCTTTGTTCGCCCCAATCGGTTCCAATGAGATCCTTTAGTATTCCCTGGTCAAAGCCAGGAATATAAGTCATGCCTCTTTCTGCCAATCCTGGCAGTGAGGCAATCCCAGCAAGACCTTTTGTTGCACCAGAGCCAGAGGCTTTTAAAGCATCCATAAAAAAGTTTATACCCTTGTCAACAGGGGTTTCAGCTTGGGGTATAATTGGCTGGTTAAAGGGGATTAATGGTTTTGCATCAAAAACCTCAGACAAATAATATTCATTGGCTTTGGCTTTGGCTGCATCTTCTTGTCCTGGTTGCCCTCTAACTTCAACGACTTGTCCGTTAGGTAACGTAACCTCGTATGTAATTTCTTCTGCCATTGTTAGTCGAGGGTGAGTTGGACTCTTTTTGTTTCTTTGTTCTCATCACCAAACAAAACTGGAACCGACACAGTGGTTTCGCCCAATCTTAATAGGTTTCTGTTTTTGTTTATGTTGGCTATTTCCAACAATGATTGCAGTTGTATAAGCGATCCCTCCTGGCCTCCCCTTATCAAAAACTGTTTCCAATCAGTTGGGTTTCCAGTAACAGCCTCAAGTAAATCCAAATCAGCCCCAGCTAAAACACCCAACGCAAACAAGTTTTTAAGTTCAAGCTGAAGTTGTGTATATTTAGAATCAATCTCTGCCCTTGCTACACCGAAAGTTAATGGGTTTGGATCAATGTCCTTAATTGATTGTGCAAGCACCTTAATTCTGTCGGTTGCATCATCAACTGCTTGGTTTGATTTTATAAGAGTGTTTCTTTCTGCTTGTGAAATACCTACAACATCACCTGTGCCGCTTTCATCTTCACCAAATGGATTAGGGTATGTGCCTGGTCGTAATCCTGGTCTAGTTACAGGTTGCCCCGCTTGGTTTAGATAGGTTTCGGGTTTGTGCATTTCTTGGTAAGCAACTTTGTATCTTGATGTTTTTTGATACTCAATATCATCTTTACCCAATTCTAAATCATTCATATATTGTGCATCCATACTTGTTCCAGCATAAGCCCCTGTCTGCTTTAAGTTATATAAATCTAATTGTCCTTGCACCGCTGTCCAATCTGCCGGGCTGTAATTGGCCATTACCTTTTGCATTGCTGGTGGGGCAGCAGCATACGCCTGTTCGTATCTTCGTTTTTGGTCGGCAGCCTCTTGCATCGCAACCATTTGTGTTTGCCTGTTAATCATGTTGGTTGTTGGATCTCGCCCACCAAACACATCAGACAAAGCACCCATGATTAGAGCTGCCTTGTTTGCTTTGCTCGCCCCTGGTGCGGTTTGAGCCTGTGGTTGTTGTTGGGCTTGGGCTTGTTGCTGTACTGCTCCTGGTTGTGGCAACATACCCCGGTTTGCCTGTCTTGCCTGTCTGCGGTCTGCTCGTCTTGCTTGCCTTTCATCTCGTCTTTGCTGGAAAGGGGAGAGCAATGATTGTGCTTGTTGTTGGGGTTGTGGCTGTGGCTGTGGCTGTGGTTGTTGTTGTGGTTGTTGTTGTGCTTGTGGTTGTTGACCAGGAATAAAACCAGGATTAGCTCTTGGATCTCCTTGTTGATAAAGAGGATATGGATTGTTTTGCTGATTCATCTGTTGTAGCAGCTGCAAATAAGACAGTGGAGAGGAATTAAAGTTTTGATAAGCCATTATGTTGGCCCCCATATTCCGCCTTGTGCAAATGGCCCTGTTTGCCCCATAGCCATTGATGAACCTAGTCCTAACAAACCGCCTAAAATATCACCAAATCCTACTGATCGGCTGACTGTTGAACCGGCCTGTGATGGTAAGAAACTGACACCGGAAGTTAATAAGCCGAGCTGTCTTGCCGGATAATCAAACGCCCTACCATATTGGTCATAATCAGCAGAGTACCCAGCTTGTTGTTGGGCTTGTTGCTGACCGCCAATACCGGAAAGCAATCCGAGGTTTCTATACTGGTCGCCCAACAATCCCTGTTGGATCGCTGTACGATAATCTCTGTCAGTCATGCCTAAGTCGGCTGCGGTCTGGAATCCCTGGTGGCGTAACCCCGCTGTTGTGCGGCCTACAGCATCGTAGTACGCCCTGTCAGCCTCGCTTTCCAAAACCCCATGTCTTGAGCCTCCAAAAGCCGATGCCCTTGCTGCTTTATCGCCAGCTTGGACTTGTTGTATTTGCCTGGAACGCTCAAGATCGCCAATGGCTGCATCAATGACTTGTTCCTGGTAGGGATTGGCGTATGCGCTGATGTCAAGCGGTTGTGTTCCATATTGGGCCAACATCCCTCTAGGATCGTAAGCCATAGACTCACCAAACATACCCCTTACCTGGTCAAAAGCACCAAGTTGGTCGGGGTTGAATCCGGCTGTTAATTCTCCCTCGTATGGCAGAAAGTCTAAATCAGCTGCGGATTTCGCGCTGGCATAGACCTCTTTATACATATCCAGGATGTCTGGATTAATTTCTGTACTGGTACTTCCTTTTGACATGATAATTTCCTATAAGTCTTTACTGATAATATTTTCTTTTTTAAAGCCTAAATTCTTTGCAGCTCTACTCCAACCTGGTCTGCCGCCTCCCCATAATCTCTTGCCGCCAATGCGTTTGCAGAATGTAATAATGCTCGGCAATATTTCTTCAAGTTCTTCATACTTCCCCGCACAAAATAAAAGGTTCATTCCGGTCAATCTTGGGTAGCTGACAATTTCCGTCAAAAAGACTGACTGTTTGCTTGGGTGCGGCCATAATTGAAACTTGTTGTCAATTATTCCTTGCTTGATGTCCATAATATCATATAAATCCTGGTATTTTAAAGACGACTCTATGAGTGGCTTACACCATTCCCATACGTTTTCTTTATCTCTCTGAGGCTTATCAAACAGCGGTGGTTGAAAGTACCCCCGCGTTTGAGACCTCGATTCTATATTTAGTTCCATCTGCACTCACCAAAATAACTTGTGTGTCATCCTGTCCATTAAGTTCCATTCTTTCGCCGACTTTAAATGATTGTCCATCCCTTATTTCCAATTCGTTTATTAATTGGGAGGTACTTGCAAAATCATAGGCAGCGGTGGCTTGCGGCAGCGTTCTTCTACTCATCTTCTGCCTCTCGGTATTACATCTGCCCTTATATTTCCAATAACAAAATTTTCTGTGGTAACACCTTTAATTTTCATGCTTAACTGTGCTGCGTTAAATCTGCAACTGATATAACCATCATCATCAAACTGGTAAGAACCCAAGCTCGTACTCGTGCCAAGTGGGTTTGGTTTGCCGGTAAACTCCAAAGTCAGGCAAGGCAGATTATCACATTCCTCATCGGGCAATAATTCATTGACCTGGGAGATTAAATTTCCTTGTTTTATTTCCATCGGTGCAGTTTGCAAATAAGGCACATTGGTACTTATATCCGGGCTGTCTGATAAATTCGTTCTCTCCTGTTGGTATATCTCACCGGCAGAATCCGCTGCCAGGGGAAAAGCAAAAATGCCTTTATCGAGCCAACAGGTGCGTTGTATTGTTGTGCCAACAACCCAATGATTCTCGCGATAATTCCAAACCACATAACGATCTGGTGACTGGCTGGTTCCAGCTGGGAAAAACCACCAGACCTCACCCCACTCTGCATTGTGTCCACCAGCGGTTTTTTTGGCAAAGTTTTGATAAATATTGTCAAAGATGTAGTCATGCACATCAGAGTTGATTGGTCTGATTGTGCCATCATAGACAATAAATCCGTTATCGGTCATCCACACCATGAAACCGGAAGTGCTGATAATCGCCTCAGAGCCGATTGCACCTATTGACTCTGCGACTTTTTGTATTCCATAGACAAAGGGCTGCCCCTGATAATACATTCTCTGCAAGCCATTTGAGGTAAATAGCATAATGTCTGTTTGCCAGCGGATTGCACTCACTATTTTTCCTTTGGTGGTGAGCTGCAACGAACCGGCAGAATTGGTTGATGATGCTGTCCAGGTGGTATTGTCCTCGCGGTCTGACCATTGTATTTTTCGTGGATCATCTGATGCACCAAGAGCCACAAGATGTCGTTCATTGGTTACAATCAAACCCTCACAACCAGTAGGTGCATTGGTGATTGCTGCCGATATCGTATCGGCTGTGCCGCCTGAGTTTGATTCCCAGGTTAATAATCTGCCATCGCTGCTGCAACAGGCAACCAAGTCCTCACCCCAATTATCAAGACTCCATCTGTCGAAAACTGTTTGCAAGCCTGACTGCGATCTTGCATCGCCATAATCTTCCCTACCATAGAGATAGGCTCCAAAACCCAAAGCTGCGTTGCTCTCTGGCGCGACAAACGAGGTGGGTGTAACGTCAGTCCAAATATCTTGATAAAACACATAGAGCTTGGTACGAGTGCCAACCGCCATAACCGGATCACCGGCGTTGTCCTGCCAGGCGTGCATACTCATTGGCTCACCATCTAAAGGGCTGGAGGTGTATTTAGTCCAACCGCCAATCGGTCTTGCATTGCCATTGTGAAAGCGCATTAGGTCGCTGTCTATATAACGCCCCATATTTGAATAGTCAGTACCATTGGTGCGGACTCCAGGTTTTTGCGGTGTTATCTGAATGTAGCTCATTTATTCCACCAATACAATCCAGTTCTCAGCAGCCTCGCTCCACCCAAAAACAGTTGTTTCTCCCTCAGTAATTACTGGATAAGGAACTGGTGGCTCCCATATATAGGTAGTTTCATCGAGAGTCCATGATGGATAAGGTTGCATAGCATAAAACGCATCTTGGACTTTATTATAAACACTTCCTTTGCCAGCATAATGTTGTCTAGTTCCGTCTTTATAGGTTTGCACCCATTCTCCAGGCTCATCATCAACCATGTTCACAAAAAAACTAGGATCAGCAACAATAACTTTTGTTACTATTTCATCTTGTACAAACGCATAATATTCCATATTTTTATCCTACAATAGTTCCTGAACTTGTAAATTTTACAATCGTGTCTGTTCCATCTGTTGTTACTGTTGGGCTGCCGGTAACTGTTCCTGAGTAGTTTGCTGTCGCCATGCGCACTATTAATACTCCAGAGCCTCCAGCACCGCCAGTTATTCCTGTTGTATTACCAGCTCCAGCTCCACCGCCACCACCAGTATTAGCT